GAAAACAACTTGGCAGGCTGGAATTACTTATGATATGTGGAGGAATGATATTGATAGAGACAATCCTTCACAACCATCAGGTGCATTTGATATCTATGATGCAAATTATTATGTAATGAACTCTGATTTCAGAGTTTACATTTGTCTCTTCAATAACGCAAATCCAGAGAACAACTATCAAGGTGGTCCTTCACTAGATGAACCAACCTTTACTGATTTAGAACCAAGAGAAGCTGGCAACAGTGGTGATGGATATATTTGGAAATATCTTTATACTATTCAACCAAGTCAAGCAATTAAGTTTGATTCCACTAATTATATTCCTGTTCCAAGTGATTGGGATACGAGTTCCGCTAACACAGCTGTAAGACAAAACGCAGCTATCAGTGGTCAGTTAAAAATTGTTACTATTAAAAATAGAGGTGTTGGATTAGGAACTGCTAATAGAACCTACACCAATGTTCCTATTCTTGGAGATGGTGAAGGAGCAGAAGCAACGGTTGTTGTTAACAATGATTCAAAGGTTGATTCAATCACAGTTTCAAAAGGTGGTCAAGGATATACATTTGGAACAGTAGATTTAGAAGCTGGAAGTGTTCCAACTGGAACCACAAAACCAGTGTTTGATGTTATCATTCCACCCCAAGGTGGTCATGGTGCTAACATTTACAGAGAACTTGGAGCACTGAACGTTCTTTCTTATTCGAGATTTGAGAACGATACTGAAAACCCAGATTTCATTACTGGAAACCAGTTCGCAAGAGTTGGAATTATTGAGAATCCAAAAGCTTATGGTTCCACTCAAAACCTTTCTTTGGATAAGGCAAGTTCTGTTTATGCACTTCGTCTTACTGGAGCTGGTTACAGTGAAGCTTCGTTCACTGCTGATGGAACAATTACACAAACTGTTGGTGTTGGATCAACAGCTGTTGGTCGTGTGATTTCTTATGATCAGATTACTGGTGTTTTGAAGTATTGGCAGGATAGAACAAACAGTGGATTCAACTTTGATGGTTCACAAAACGCCAATCCAACTTATGGATTTAGAGAGAACCGTTTTACCGCCGATATTCAAGGTGGTGGAAGTTTAACAATTGTTGGTGGAAGCACAAATTTGGCAATCAACACTGCTTTCCAGGGTGTCTCTACAGTCCTAAATAATAGGACATATTACCTGGGACAAAACTTTACTAACGGTGTTGCTCAACCAGAGGTTGAGAAATACACAGGAAATATTGTTTATGTTGACAATAGACCTTCAGTTACAAGGTCTTCGTCCCAAAAAGAAGATGTAAAAGTTATCTTGCAGTTCTAACAAATCATGCCACAGGAAACTAATCTTAATGTTGCTCCTTATTTTGACGATTATGATGTAAACAGCAACTATTATAAAGTTCTTTTTAAACCAGCATATCCTGTTCAAGCAAGAGAACTGAATAACCTTCAGTCGATGCTCCAAAATCAGATTGAAGATTTTGGTAACCACATCTTCAAAGAAGGTGCAAAGGTTATTCCTGGACAACTGACATATAATAGAAACTTTTATGCCATTCAGGTTGACTCAGAATATCTGGGGATTCCTGTTGGTCTTTATGCTGATCAACTTGTTGGAAAGTACATCAAGGGACAAAGTTCTGGTGTAACTGCAAAGATTGTTAGCTATCTGACAGAAGAACAATCAGAAAGAAGTGTTTTTACCTTCTATGTTGAGTATAAAGAATCAGCTACTACTGACTTATCAACTCAAACCTTCAGTGACAATGAAGTTCTGATTACACAATCAGATATTTCTTTTGCAACAACATTCATTTCGGCTGGAGAAGGATTTGCAAAAGCAATCTCACTGAACGCCAATGCTGTTGGTTCATCCTTCGCATTGGAGAATGGTGTTTATTTCATCAGAGGTTACTTCGTAGACGTTTACAAACAACTTCTGATTCTTGATCAATATGATAATAGTCCATCTTATCGTGTTGGATTTTTAGTCACCGAAGAAACAATTTCTTCCGATGTTGACCCAACACTAACAGATAACGCACAAGGATATAATAACTATACAGCACCAGGTGCTGATCGTCTCAAAATTACAGCAACTCTTACAAAGAGGTCACTGGATCAAATTGAAGAATCTACAAGTTTCATTGAACTTGCAGAAGTTCAAAATGGTCTTCTGAGAAAGATTGCTTCAAACACAGAATACAATTATCTTGGTGATGAGTTAGCCAGAAGAACTTTTGATGAATCTGGTCACTATTATGTGAGAGCATTCAACACCTCTGTCAAAGAGAGTTTGAATAATGGATTTGGTAATAGAGGAATCTATAATCCAACTCAATTGACTCCTGGTGGAAACACTCCTAGTGAAGATTTGGCTCTTTACAAAATCTCACCAGGTAAGGCATATGTAAGAGGTTATGAAGTTGATGTTGTCGGACCAACATTCCTAGAGTGTCCAAAACCAAGAACCACAAGAACTCTTGAAGGTCAGGGAATCAACTTTGCTTTTGGTCCTACCTTCACTGTTAACAATTCCACTGGTGCACCAACACTTGGATTTGATACAACCAATATCATCAGTTTGAGAAGTTCCAGAGTTGGAACTGATCCATTAGTTGCACCTGGTAAAGAAATTGGTGTTGCAAGATTCTATGATTATGTTTTAGAATCTGGATCATATGACACCACGTTACCACAACTCAATCAGTGGGATCTTACTCTCTTTGATATTCAAAACTACTCTGATTTCACAGTTAATGAACCAGTAACACTCACTACTCCAACTTTTGTTAGAGGTAAACAGAGTGGTGCAACTGCATTCCTGAGATATGATGTTTCAGCAGGAACAGCTTTCACAGCTTATGATGTTAAGGGTGAGTTCTTCCCTGGTGAGAGAATCATCTTCAATGGTGATGACAATGATGGAAGAACTGTTACTGATTACACAGAATATGAGATTTCAGATATTCAATCAGCCTTCAGTTCTGTAGGTGTTTCAACATTCTCGGCTGATTTGATTCTCAAGCCAAGAACCACAATCGGAATTGCATCTATTAGTGCATCAAGTGGTGGTGTTTCGACAATCACAACACCTAGTGGTGGTTTCCCTGGAATTGTGACAGCAGGAAACGTTATTCAGTATTCAATTCCAACAAATGATGTTCCATCATTTGCAAGAGTTTCACAAGTCAACACCAACTCACTTCAAATTGAAGCTGTTGAGACTGTTACTGGATATAGAATCGGATCTCTTCCAACAACCACAACGGAAGTTACAGATTTGAGTGTTGTTGAATCCAATCTTCAGAGACAATCAACTGGTTCTAACTTTGCTTCTAACTCAACTCTCTACAGCACTTTCCCCAAAAAGAACGTTGCATCTGTTGATCTCACATCAGCAAGTTTGAGTATTAGAAAATCGTTTACCGTTGATATCAACAGTGGATCCACAACTCCAGTTTCTTCTGCGGTTAATGAGTTCTTCTTGGCATTTGATGAAGAAAGATACACTCTGATTAGATCAGATGGAACAACAGAAGTTATTACTGCAGATAAGTTTAGTTTCACCAATGGAAATCAAACTCTAACCATCAATGGATTGACTGGTGGTAATGATACTGGTGCAACTTTAACCACAACTCTAAGAAAGAGCAACATTAAAGCTAAAAAGAAAATCAATAATGTTAGCCAATCTGTTGTTATTAACAAGTCTTCCACAGCATCTTCTGGTGTCGGTGGAACAACTCTGAATGATGGTCTTGTTTATGGTACCTATCCATTTGGAACAAGAGTTCAGGATAGCATCATCTCACTGAATATTCCAGACATCGTTACAATTTATGGTGTGTTTGAGTCTAAGGATTCTAGTGAACCATTCTCCCCATCGATGACAACTGGATCACTGGATGGTCCTACTTCAACAACAAATGATTTAATTGTTGGTGATGAGATTATTGGAACTATCAGTGGTGCAAGAGCAATCTACATCGCAAGAAACACAGACACAAGTGTTTATTACATCTACAAAAACAAAACACCATTCCAAAGAGGTGAGGTTGTAACCTTCATTAGTTCTGGAATCAATGGTGTTGCAACTAACATCCAATCAAATGGTGTTAATGTTACCAAAAACTATAAGTTCTCAAACGGACAGAAAGGTACATTCTATGATTATGCAAGACTGATTAGAACAAATGATGCACCAACTCCAAACAGACAACTAAAAGTTTATTATCAAAGTGCAAGTTATAACGCAGCAGATGATGGAGACATCACAGTAACCAACAGTTATAGTGATTTCAATTTCACCACAGGAATTCCTACCTTTGATAGACAGAGAATTAGTGACTTTGTAGATGCTCGTCCAAGAGTTTCAGATTATAATCCCACACCAGGTTCTCGTTCTCCATTGGAGTTCTTTGGTAGAACTTTCAACGGTGGTCAACACAGTTCCAAAAATGTGATTGCATCCGACGAAAACATGACGGTTTCCTATGATTACTTCTTAGGAAGAATCGATGGAATCTATCTCACCAAAGAAGGTGTGTTTAACGTCAAGTATGGAACTCCAGATGACAATCCAAAGATTCCTGAGGGTGTTCCCAATGCAATCAACGTTGCTAACATCTATCTTCCTCCTTATACATTCAATATCAATAACGCTCGTGTAACAACACAAAAGTATAGAAGATATCAGATGTCAGATATCTCTAAACTTGATCAGAGAGTTAAGAACCTTGAATACTATACTTCTTTGAGTCAACTTGAGACCAACACACTGAATCAATTCGTTCCAGACGCTAATGGACTGAATAGATTCAAGTCTGGTATCTTTGTTGATAACTTCACAACACTGGAAACTCAAGATCCAACAATTGGTATCAGAAACAGTGTTGATAGAAAGAGAAAGATTCTCAGACCATCTCACTATACAACTTCTTTCAATACAACAATTGGTAACACAACAATTGCTGGTATTGGAACAACCACAGCTGCAAATCAAGATTCCAGATACGCTGATATTCTTGGAAACAACATCAGAAGATCTGGTCAAGTTGTAACTCTTGATTACACCGAAACACAATGGTTGGCACAAGACTTTGCTACCAGAGTTGAGAGTGTAACTCCTTATCTGGTTACTTTCTATTCTGGTTCAATTAAGTTTGATCCAACAGTTGATGTTTGGATTGATGTCACTCAACTCGAAGTCAATGACGTTGTTCAGGAAGGTTCCTTCAACGCTATAGCTGACATGGTTCAGGCAGAAGTCACTGTGGATGAGGACGGTGGAAGAACAGGAGTTAGTCCTATTCAATGGGAATCCTGGGAAACCAATGGAGTTAATGTTGACGTTGATATGGGTTCTTCTCAATCCACTTCAACTTCTACTTCAAACAGACAAGGAACACAACAAGATGCAGATAACTTAGGTGTCGATCGTTGGGATCCAGCTGGTGGTGTTCCACCAACATTTACTGTTGAGGAACAATCTTCTTCTACTACCACAACGATTTCGACAACTGTTACTGTTGGTCTTGATCAATCCAGAAGAGGAACACAATATACAGTTAATGAAGTCATTGACACTGAATCATTAGGTGATCGTGTTGTTGATCGTGAGATCATCAACTTTATGAGATCCAGAAATATTGAAGTAACGGCTCAAAGAATGAAGCCATTTACTCAAGTGTATTCCTTCTTTGATAATGTTGATGTTAATAACTTCGTCTTCAGCAAACTGGTTGAAATCGAAATGATTTCTGGTAGTTTCGTCATCGGTGAAGATGTAACTGGTGCACTTCCAAGTGATCAAGAAGCTGAGGATGAAGTTCAGTCAACCGCAGCAAATATTTCATTTAGAGTTGCAAATCCAAATCACAAGTTTGGACCTTACAACGCTCCAGAGGATGTTTTCGATAATAATCCTTATAACAGAGATGTTGTTATCCCACCAGATTATTCTGAAACCTCGACTCTAATCAACATCGACACATTCAGTCTTGCATCTGAGGAATCACCACAATACGCTGGATGGATTTCTCCTGGAATGATTCTCACTGGTGGAACTTCTGGAGCACAAGCAACAATTACCAATGTCAGATTGGTTACTGATGCTGTTGGAACTCTGATTTGTAACTATCTTGTTCCTCCTTCTTCTAATCCAGAGAATCCCACTTTTGAGACTGGCCAGAATAAGTTTAGACTCACCAGTAGTGAGACTGATAGTAGAATTGAAGGAACTTATTCAACCTCTGCTGAAGAAATCTTCTACTCACAAGGTGATATGGACTTCCACCAGGAAGTTACCCTTTCACTGAGAAACGCAAGAGTTGATGTTGATGATAGTTTCTTTGAGACAAGAACAATCAGTGGAAGTGACACAGCATCAACATCATTTACAACTGGATCAGATTCTGGTTTGACTGGTGGATACACCGACCCTCTTGCACAATCTTTCTTTGTTGATGATCCAACTGGTGTCTTCCTCACTTCAGTTGACATCTTCTTCTTTGAAGTTCCACAGATTGATAGAACTCCAGTCTTTGTTGAAATCAGAGAAGTTGAACTTGGAACACCAACATCAACAATTCTTGCATTCTCCAATGTTAACATTGATCCAAGAACAATCACCACATCGGATGATGCGACTGTAGCAACCAATGTTAAGTTTGAATCACCAGTTTATCTGGAAGGTCAGAGAGAATATGCTCTGATTATTGGTTCAAGTAACACTGAATATTCAGTTTGGATCTCCAGACTTGGTGAACCCGATGTTACCACATTGGCTAATGAATCTGGTCAGGTTATTGTTTCTTCACAGACACTTCTGGGTTCACTGTTCAAGTCACAGAACGCTTCGACTTGGACACCTTCACAGTATGAGGACTTGACATTCAAACTTTACAGAGCTGAATTCAGCCCACAGGGTTCTTTACAGTTCTTCAATCCAAACCTCCCAACCAGTTTGGAACTGATGAAGAAGGATCCAATCACGATGCCATCCAGAAACATCAAAGTTGGTCTTGGAACCACAGTTCAAGATTCTGGTCTTGTGGATGGAAACACTGTTATCCAAGTCAACACAAATGCAACTGGTAAGTTCGTTGGTTACGGTGGTTCTGTTTATTCAGATTTGGGAATCACCAACGCTGGTGTTGGATACACTCCATCTTCTTCTTACTACACCTTCACTGGTGTAGCTCTCACAAGCATCACAGGAAATGGATTGAACGCTACAGCGGACATTACAGTAAGTAATGGTGTTGCTATTGGTGCTACCATTAGAAATGGTGGTAATGGTTATAGAATTGGTGACATTGTTTCTCCAATCACCGTCGGTGCTGGAGTTGGAGCTGGAATGAGACTTTCGGTTTCCAGCATCTATGGAAACAATGAACTCTATATCTCCAATGTTCAAGGTGAATTCTCAACAAACAGTTCAGATACTTTGAATTACACCAATAGTTTGGGTGTAACCACAACTCTGAATTATTCCGTTGGTGGAGGTGTTGCTCCCCAAACAATCAGAGTTGATAATGATGGACAACACATGCAAGTGTTTATGAGAAACCACGGGATGCACAACCTTGGAAATAGTGTTGAGTTGAAAGATCTTCGTGGTGAAGTTGATACAACTCAACTCTCTGATAATTATCCAAACACCGCAACTGGAAGCATTCCAATCTACAATTCTACTGGATATACAACTTTCGAAGGAGTTGGAGTTGGTGCAACAAACCCTGGTTATGTGAAGATTGGTAGTGAAATCATTTCTTACACTGGAACAACATCAACATCTCTTACAGGTGTTACCAGAGGAATCGATAACACTGTTGTTGAATCTCATAATCAGAACTTCGTTGTTCACAAGTATGAGATGAATGGTGTTTCACTGAGAAGAATCAACACCACACATAATCTCAATGAAGTAACTGTTCCCAATCCAATCACTCTTGATACTTATTATGTCAAGATTGATATGTCAGATACTAAGGGAACAAATAGAACTGGAACAGGTTCACTTCCAAAACTCTTCTTCACTTCTTCAATAACTGGTGGTGGACATAGAGGTAAATCAACTTATAATGTTCCATTCGAACTGATTGTTCCTAACTTCAACACAATTGAACCTTCTGGAACTTCAATTGAAGCTTCGGTAAGAACAACTTCTGGAACAAGTGTTTCTGGTTCTGAACCATCATTCCAAGACAAAGGTTTCCAAGCTGTTACACTGAATCAAAACAACTTCTTTGATTCTCCAAGAATCGTAGCTTCGAAGGTGAATGAAGACGCTTATCTGGATGAACTTCCTGGTAATAAGTCATTCACTGTCAACATGGTTCTCAATTCTTCTGATTCCAGAATCACACCAGCAATTGATTTGGATCAAACAGCTGTTGTATTCACATCAAATAGAATCAACCAACCTGTTACCAATTACACTGAAGACTTTAGAGTCAACACAGTTGTTGAAGATCCAAACAGATGTTTCTATGTTACCAAAGAAATTCTCTTGGAAAACCCAGCAACATCAATCCAAGTTATCTGTGACGCATATCTAAACAACGACGCTGACATCAGAGCATTCTACGCTTTTGATCAGAACACTCTGGCTGAAGAAACAATCTTCACACCATTCCCTGGATTTGCAAATCAAGATAATGTGAATCGTCCTGGAATTCCTCTGGATTCTGCTAATAATGATGGAACACCAGATCTGAATGTTCCAAAGACTGACACATTCCTTCAGAATCCAACTCCAGCTCAATTCAGTGAATATAAGTTCACAATCAACAGTCTCCCATCATTTAATTCTTTCAGAGTCAAACTGATTCTAACCTCAACAAATCAAGCATTTGTTCCACAGGTTAAGAATCTCCGTGTTACCGCTCTTGCATAAAATGAAAAATCGATTTGTTCAGGTTACAAACCACGAAGGTCTACTTCGTGATAATGCCACTGGTGCAATTATCAACAAAGATCGAAGTGGTTATGAAGCGTATGTGGCTAACCGTGAAAGGTTAGCCAATGAAAAAGAGAGAATTAAATCTCTTGAAAATAATGTTGAAGAATTGAAAGGTGACATCACCGACATCAAGAATATGTTGTTGAGATTTTTTGAGGATAAAGATAACTGATAAATACAAGAAAGAGTGTGTATAGATGGCTCAACCCTCCACTAGACAAGAACTCATTGATTATTGTTTGAGGAAATTAGGAGCTCCAGTTCTTGAGATCAACGTAGCCGATGAGCAGATCGAAGATTTGGTTGATGATGCAATACAATACTTCAATGAAAGACACTTTGACGGTGTTCAACAGTGTTACCTTAAATATCAAATAACACAGGAAGATATTGATCGTGGAATGGCGAGACCACCTGGCGCGCCTTCCAATGGATCTGGAACGACTGGTATTGCTTCCACATCCGCAACAACAAATATTGTTGGAACTGCAACGACATTTACATATTACGAAAACAGTAATTATCTTCAAGTTCCTCCTGACATTATTGGAGTTAATAAGATTTTCCAATATGATGATTCCCAAGGTTTGAGCATGTCCAACATGTTCAACTTTAAGTATCAGTTATTCCTTAATGACATTTATTATTGGGGTCAAACTGATCTTCTCTCTTATTCAATGTCAATGACTTATCTTGAGACATTGAACTTCCTGTTAAACACACATAAACAAATTAGATTCAATCAACGTTCTGATCGTCTCTATTTGGATGTTGATTACTCGCGAGTCAATGCAGGTAACTTTATTATCTTGGATTGTTGGAGAGCAATGAATGGAACAGATTACACAAGAATCTGGAATGATTCATTCATCAAACCTTATCTCACTTCATTGATTAAGAGACAATGGGGACAAAACCTCATCAAATTCCAAGGTGTCAAACTTCCAGGTGGAATTGAATTCAATGGAAGACAACTTTATGATGATGCGGAAAAAGAGTTAGAAATTATTAGGGAGAGAATGTCTTCCACTTATGAATTGCCACCGATGGATCTGATTGGTTGAGGTGGTTAAATGTTAAATCCATTCTTTCTCAACGGTTCTAAAACAGAACAAGGATTAATCCAATCACTCGTCAACGAACAGTTGAGGATGTATGGTGTTGAGACATATTACATGCCTCGAAGATACATCACAACCAACACTGTAATTCGCGAAGTTATTCAATCCGAATTCAAAGATGCTTATCCATTGGAAGCATATGTTGATAATTATGAGGGATACACTGGCCAAGGAACTATTCTTTCAAAATTTGGAATTCAAGATCAAGATGATTTAACTCTGATCATTTCCAGAGAAAGATATGAGAATTATATTGCTCCACTGATTAAAAATCTTCCAAACATTGAACTTTCAGATCGCCCCAAAGAAGGTGATTTGATTTACTTCCCTCTTGGTGAACGTTTATTTGAAATCAAGTTTGTTGAACACGAACAACCATTTTATCAGTTAAAGAAGAACTACGTTTATAAACTTACATGTGAA